GTGTGAAGAAAGCTGTCGCCCTCTTATTGGCTGCTAATACTTACAAGTCTTTGGAAGCTGTGTTTGCGATGGTGTGTGCGGGTTCTCCTGGTATGTGCAGGGTTGCAGTTAAGGATAGTCTCGCTTTGCGTACGAAATTCAATTTCTCTCCTGCTCCTGGAGTGAGGCCTTTTGCTCTCAGGTATGCGAAGATTTTGGATGATTATTTGAATGTGCCTAGTGATTTGTTGACTGGTGCTAAGGCTGGCAAACTTTCTATGAAAGATCCTGTCAAATTCGATGCTGGTGACAGCATCAATCAGTGTTCTCGACTTGGTTGTATGCAATCCGTTCAGTGTGTGGTCTGTTCTTGTGGTCTTGCAGTGTGTTATCCGTGTTATGCCTTCCTGATGAACCAAGGACGGCAGTTTGAACCCCCGCATTGTGTTTGTGGCTTGCCGATGCGAGTAACGTCACCAGTTGGTAAGGTGGCGTTCCATGAAGCTTGGGTGACGGGCCATACGATAGCTGGAGCAGCCAATCTTGCGAAACACATGTTGCAGCCGCAGATGATTCCCAATTATACTGATGAAGATTTTGAGTTGCTGAGTCAATGCATTACCGTGGCCCATGAGAACAGTGTTTTTGATGTTGAGGATGGAACGTTTGCGATACCTCATTTCCTCGAGCCAAATCATATGGTTCGCGAGTTCCCCTCCACTGGTCCGGGGCTTTTTTATGATATGCCGCCTGGTGTGAAGAAGGACGTGTTGTTGGGGAAAGTGGTCGCATACATACTTAACATCGCCGAAGTTATTAGTCACCTTGAGTACGATGCTGCGATGACCGTCCTTAGGTCTACGATATCTGCTGTGATGCAAATCTCTGTCAAATTGGAGGTTCGTGCTCCAAAATGGAACGAAGTGTTGCAAAAGTGGGTGATCAAGAATGGGGAGCGCTTCTTCTTCATTGGCAATGCGATCAATTGTGCGATTGACCAAATGTTGTTGATGCCATTTTCCAAGATGGGTGGAATTGGTACGACTTACAACAACGTTCCGAACAAAGTTGGCATGACCTTTTGTGGGTTGTCTGCGATGAAATTTGTGTCCGAATCATATCAAATTCCTGAAATAACGTTGTCATCAATGAAAACTCGCGACGACGTTGAAAAATTGATCAAGGAAATAATTAGAATTTGGATAACGATTGAACTTGATGTTGAGAAATATGATATTTACACGTTGGGATTTATAATTAGTGCAGTTAAGCGCTCATTTGGGAAGTACTTCAATCTTTCGGTTCCTTCTGGAGATGATGCTGAAAGTCAATTGAGGAGAGCCAATGTACGCGTGTTCAAGTACTTCTTTATGCGTTCTGTGGAGACTGTCACTTTGAAAACGATCTCTGATCCGGCTGGAAATTTCTTTTATATGTTAGTGCAAGCGATGGTGTCCGGGACTTGGGACACGTCCTTCATCAATACGATAATCAATGATGTGGCGCAGACATTTACTTTGAAGAAAATGTATCCGGAAATTCCAATTGTTCGTAACGCTCCTGCCACCAGTCAAGTCATGCATACTCCTGTCACGAAGATGTTGTATGGTGATGATGTGTTGATGAACTTGCGTCGTGAAATATATCCGAAATTTGACAAAGAATTATATCGTAAAATAATTAAGGAAAAATTCAATTACAATGTTCCGGAAAATGACATCAAAGAATGCAGCATGCCTTTTATCGACATATATGCTGTCGGTACTCCAGAGAGGGAAGGAAATGCTCCTGATCCTACTGTTCCTACATTCTTGAAATATCAGGTTGGATGGCTCTATTGTGTGGACTGTAAGTTCATCCATTTCCACTTTTATCGACATTCGTCACACACGATTCCTAAGTTGCTCCATTCATCGACATCCAGTCTCGAGCCTGGTCATTTGCGTTCCAGGCTAATATGTTACGCGTATACTGTTGGTGTGAACCGTGTTACGTATAATGCGCTCAAGTGTTTGTGGTTGCAGACCGAGAAAGATGAATTTGTCGAAGTTGATTGGTCTCCGGAAAATCTGAGGAGGATGGAGGTCTATGGTATGGACATCGATAAGTTCGACCGCAACAAGTTCCCGAGGTATGTTGATGTAGTTGGTCACTCAGGGTGTCCGAATTATGGGGTAGGAATCAAAGTCAGGACTGTGTTGCCCTGGCCGATGTGCAAGTATGATTGATGCTTGCTGGATTTGACGTAACTAAAAGTTAGTAATCCATTAAAATAAAATGAAATAAATACCAAAAACAATCGCGATTGTGGGTATCTACCACAATTGCTGCAAAAGGAAATATAAAACCGAAAAGGGGTTACCCATTCCTCAAAAAAAA